GTCCTCAAAGGAGTCTAACTGTCCATCAAAGATATCATAAAAGGTATCGGTAGCAAATTCGTGCATATTGTCATACACACGTTCCCATTCGCGCTCGTATTCTTGGCGGGCTTTTTCTTGTTTTTTATTATACTCGTCTGTGGTAGTATTTCGATCTTGCTCTGCCTGAGTCAATTCCCGCATCAATCCAAGTTGTTCAATATAATGATCTATTTCCGGACCATTTAATCCCTGATTTTCAAGTCGAACTCGTAATCTTTTTTCTTCAATTTCAAGGGTTGCCTCTTGGGTTGTCAGGCCGGACTCGACAAGCTCAATCCAATCTTCCATGTAGCGGATTTCGTCTTGCAGATTCATTAGCTGCTTGTATTCAGCAAGCCAGTTGGATGAATCGCCAAAATCTGCTTCGTACATGGTGTGGTTGAGGTAAGAAACTGCTTCTGTAATATTATCAACACCTGTTTTTAATCCATCAGACCAAGAACCGAAATCAAGGTCATAAGTATCTTGGAAAGCTTTGGAAGCTATTTCAGCCTCTTTTCTCATCGCCTTCAGAGTATCGGTAAAAGTGGGAGATGTCCATTTTTCTTGCATCTTATCCCACCACTCAATACCAATTTGTGTAAATTGTTGTATATTCTCTTTAGCTCCTTTAAAGTCTAGAGATAAGATATCATAAACAGCTTCAGCAACTGCTCTCATTTGTTTTATCGCTGCAGAAATTGTGCTAGTTACAGAAGTAATAGTGGCCGTAACTAATAGAATAATATCCATTGTCCCTGCGACAACTGTTGCAAAATTCGCTCCCCACTGGTCTAATGATCCATCTTCTTTTAGGCCTTTCATGGTATTCTGCATTGACTTGAGTTCTAGTGTTGCTTGCTTAACAAGTAAAACTAGGGCTTCATTAAAAGTTTCTCCAATAGAAACTTTAAGGTCATCAGTATATCTTTTCATAGAAGCTAATTGTTTACTTGCTGTATCCATTGAAGCTTCATAAACTCCAGCAATTCCCGCACCTGCTTCCATAACTACATTTACACGAGCTTGGGCTTTTTGTGTTTCTGTTAACTCTGCAGTTGTGACCCCTAATTGAGTAGCTATAGCTTTATACGACTGTTCAAAATTAACATTTATACCTATATTGCGGAGCACTTCAACTTGAGCAGACTGGATCCCATGGATCATTCTTTCAAAAGCCTCTGATGAATTGATATTCCCAATAACAGCAGCATCTTGAGCTATTCGTGCTAATTTTGAAGCATTGGTAAGATCTATTTGAGCTTGAGTCATACGAGTTAAAACTGTCCTGGCTTCTATTCCAGCAATACCTGTCCGCCTTAGCTCTTGTTCTAATCCTGCCATTTGCTGTTGAGAATATCCAGCATTTCTACCAACAGTATTCATAACTACGCCAAGTGTTTCGAACCTGGCATACATTAAAGCTGTTTCTTTAACGAACTGTGATATTTGATGAACGGTAAAAGCTGCAGCAAGGGCTGCACCTAACTTTGAAGCAACAGTAGCCATAGACCCCATTTGACGTTCAGTTTGATTTCCTTGTCTCTCCAACGTCTGGAGGTCTCTAGTAGCACTGCGAATTTGAGTACTATCAGCTTCTAATTGTAACCGAGCAATGTCAACACTCATTTTCGCCTCATTTTTTTAGGTAAATTTTTAAAAGCTGCTGCTATTTTAGACCGTTTTAATTCAAGTAGATCCTCATCAACTTCAAAAGCGGGAGCTATACAAGCTGGGTCTTTAGAGGAATGTAATTGATTTACATATGCGCCAGACATTTTTTTAATAGCTAATAGCTCCCTGGTAGTTAATTTAAGTTTTAAGGTATCATTCCAAGCTTGTATCTCGACCCAAGGCAAAGGAATTGGACCATAACCTGTTTGTTGAACCATACCTGAAGACTGAAATAATGACAAGAGATACCCAGCTTCTGGCTCCAAACTATTAAAAAATGATTCAAATTCTTCTGTCTCAATCCTAGGCTGTTTTTGGGGGCTAGGTTTAAACTTTGGGTCTGGTACTGAGTGAAGCCAAGATAATTGCCTAACCCCCAAAATAGCTTCACTAACTACTCCCCCAAATAGTTATCCCAAGAGGAGATTTTTGTTGATACTTGATTACGGACCCAACCCAATTTAGGGTTCTTGTATATCTCCCGAATATTCTCAGGAGTTACAGGGTTACCGCCAAACTCTATGTTCTTAACATTAGCTGTTAAAGCAACTAATCTATTAAGGTTTTTTTCTTCTTGCTCTTCGAAAGGTATCTTATAGATACCTTGAATACCTTTCTTAGCTATTACTTTAGACATAGCTTTTTGTTGTTTACGATCAAACTCCAAAGCTACTTCGCTACCGGGGCTGTGGACCGTAATAATTGCAGGTTGAGTTCTCTCTTCATCTGCATATAAGGAGCCGATTTCAGGATGAACAATGTGGATATCAATAGTATCAGGTGCTTCAAGGTTCACTAAATCCATGATAAATAATCCTTTTAATTATAGATTAACTTGCAGAAGCTGCCACTTCGATGATTTCCGTATCAAACTCAATCTGGCAACCAATCCCAGTAATCTGGTTACTATTGCCCACATTAGTTGTATAAGAAAATACCATACCTGTCGAATACTGCTTAGTACCATCCTGAAGGGTAATCTCGAAAGAATAGACTTCGTCTTCTCCATACGCAGTTTTCAAAAGGGCCTGTCCGGCATCGTCGATGTCTTTACCAATCTGCAAGGTCAAAGACCCGTGATTTACTGTCCCTTTCCGTTTAACCACACTGCGATTACCCAAAGGCTCGTGGGTGACCAGGGAATAAGCACCGCCGTATTCCGGAATGTTAGTAATTTCCCCTACAGTTGTATAAGTAAGGGCAGAATAGCCAGTTTCATCATAAGTTGCCGGAGCATCTGCGCTTAATGCAAAAGTTGTTCCAGCAGAGGTTTGAACGTTACTCATAGTTCTAACTCCTTATAAAAGTTTTATGGGTTATCGATATAACTATTTTATACCAACCTTCCTCCTGGGCTCCGGTATTCCTTTGATGTTTTATAACCTTTGATTTACTTTCTTCGTATTCAACCATAGAATTTATAGGAAAAGAGGCAAGAACTAAATCAGCCATTTGTTTAGCTGCTATTGAATACCCTCCAACTGGATATCGTAAAATAACTCTAAAAATACCTTCAGTTTCTAAGCTATCAGCCAATGAATATGGAGTAAAATCGTTATTAATACAAATTAATTCAGCATAGGGGGTACCCGGTACAGGATCATAGGGGGCATTTTCGTGGGCAATAGGTAACCTAAAATCTGCTTCAATAAACTGATTAATAAAAGCTTGGTCTATCGGTAAGAAACTCATCTTACCGACTCCCTCACAATACGACTAATGCGAGCTAAATTTTTAGACATCATCCCATCTTTTTCTTCCCAAACTTCAGCATAAGGTAAATTATTTGTGAAATAATCCACTGTTCCTATTCCAGTAACTTTTTGTTCCACTTCTCTGGTAGTTTCAGAACCTGAAGGGTCCCTACGAATCAAACTAGAGTCTGTTATTGGGGACCCTGTTGAAGTTTGCCAGTTGCCTCTAAGTCGACCTGTTTTAACCCGTGTATCCATAATAATAGAGTTAAAAAGGCTAATCTTAATAGCTCGACAAGCTTCATCTAGGGATGAGTTTGTCTTCTTAGCGAACTTTGATATGTCAATAGAAAAAGACATTAAACAACCATTACTCCTCTAGCACTAGAAGTTTCAGATTTAGATAGACGAACATTAACTAATCGACCATATATAGTTCTTGCACTATTGTCAGTATCAAGGATTTTACCTTCGTCCCCAGATACATTTAATGTTACCCAAGACTCCCCATCATTATACTCTAATTTTACATACTCTTCAGCCCCCAAACTCCCACCTGTCACGCATACAGTTGACTCTTTAGGGAAATAACCTTCGTTTATTGCTCTTTCAGTTGCGGGGCTGTCTAGAACAAAACTAATTGTCTCAGAAACAGCTGCTTCTGTTGTTTTTTCTATTAAAATTATCATCGTCTAACCCTCACACTATAAATTAATGGTATACCTGCTGGGTTGATAGAATGGATTTCCATTATGGGCCACTCTTGGTTATTTATACTTATGGTATCTGTTATCAAGGGTTCAACAACCGAAGCATCCATAAGTATTTCCCGGTCAGAGGAAGTAATTCTCGTTCCATCTATTAAACTTAAAGGATACTTTTTCTTAACCCCTTTAACTGTATATTCTTGAGAATCTGCTTCAACTTCGACTTCCCCAGTAACTGGATTTATTACCTCATTTATTTCTCGAGTAATCACTATGTCTTGACCGAACTCAGTAATAAGCTCAGTAGCCATCTCGGCCATTTCAGAATAGAAAGACATTAGCCCCTCACCAACTCAACAGACATTAAACCAACGTTCTTTAAAAGTGGCTTTAAAGCTTCTGTACCACGGGTTTTTATAATGTTTGTTGATACGCTTTTAACTGATGTATCTGCATACTTGCGACTTACTGCTCCATCCACTGCTTCTTCGATAACTGCTCCTTTTGAGTATTGACGATTATAGAGGTCTACTCCCTCATTCAAGTCAAGGACTAATTCTAATTGTGCCGTTTTAGCTTCTGTCGGGATTTCATCAGACTCCCATACAAAACCATTTATTTTTACTCCAGCTCTTGGGTAAACAAGGGTTTGGGCTCTGTCAACTCGGTACCCCTTCAGTTGGTTTTCAATGGCTACAAAATACTTCATAGCTTTAATAAGCAATATATCTGTAGTAGAGTCATCGGTTAAGGTTATACCATATGCTAACGCATGGGCAATAGCTTCAGCCCTTGTGGCTAGACTATTTGCATTTTCAACGATGGAGCCATCTTCAATTATGATAGTCATATAGCAACTCCTTCGTATTTATACCCCTTAGCTTTTTTCAATCTTTTATACAGTTCAGTATTTTTTAACACCAGGACAACTTTTTTACCTTTAGTAAATTTCACTACCTCTCTAACCTTAAAGGGTATAATTTCTTTTTTGTAGTTTCCTTGGTATTTTTTTGATTCTTCCATTAATCTTTCGATGCTTTCAACTTTAGCTTTTTTGTATTTTCTAAACGTATGAACCGAAATCCCAAAAGCTTGAAGGTATTCTCTAAATAATGGGTTACTTACCAAAAACCGTCTACCTGCATTTTCAGAGCGAGGATGGAAAAAATGATAAGCTATGCCGGGTATTCGTTGACAAAACTCTCTATCAGCGAAGTAAGCAGCTGTAAAGAAAAAGACTCTATCCTCACAACCCCAATTAAAAAACCGTTCATCATAACCCCCTATACCCATCAATAAATCTACTGGTATTGCGAAGGACCCGGAACATTGGTTTTTAATCTGCTTTTTTGATTTCTTAAGTTCCCCTGTCAACAGATATTCTCTGCTTTCTTGGGCGTCTAATTTTGATAGCTCTGAATAAGCAAGGACCATTTCTCTTGTTTCAGAAGCTTTATTAACTGCTTCACGAACTTGAGACTCTGGGGTAATAATGTCAGCATCGGAGAAAAAGACTGTTTCATTATCCTCTAATCTATCTTCAAACACAGCATTTCTGGCAGCTGCCCTTGAAAACGGAGTAGAAGACAAGACTTTTACTTCGAAATCTTTAATCGAAGAATAGTATTTATAGACATTAGAAAACGCTTGTTCTCTATAAACACATTGCTTGTCATTATTATAAGGGATATAAATTTTTATCATAATAAACTATTTTAGCCATAGCCCAAGGTAAAAGGATGAAAACCCTTGAGCTATGGCTAAGGGTCAGTAAATTATGACCCACCAGACAGGTCAATGAGGAAACCAGCGGTGTTTTTGTCATCGGTGGCATATTTATCCCAATTGGCGGTAGCTGACAGGTCAGAAGAGCCGGGATTAGACCCACCAGTGGCGGTATCCCAAGAGTAGCCCATAATCTCTACGTTAAAGGCACCCTCACCGCGGAAACCGAGAGACATATTTTCCTGGTCCGTAATGGGATAGGAAATCATACCCGGAACCTGGGATTCAGTACAGATAGCTGCACCAGGCTGCAGACCAAAGATGTAGTCTGCGGTACAAGCATCAGATACCAATACAGGTTTGCCCATCGTACCAGGCTGTCCACCGTAAATTACGAGGCCTGCTTCTTCGTAAATCTTGTCCGTAATAGCCTGATCCACGATGTCGAAGTAGGTGCCGGAGTCCATCAACCAGATAGCGATTCGACCAAACTTATCACCCATGGTTCGAAGGCCTGCGGACAGAACTTTCTTACCGTCAGTGGCAAGAGTTTTGTCGTCAACAATCATGGAAGAGTTAGCACCGATGGCGCCAGTCAATGCGGCAATAATATGAGCCAACTGACCGGCAAGGACAGCGTCTGCCATGTCCTGACCAATGAGCATAGAAAACTCTTCGGGGTTACGGGCCCGACGTTTGAAAGCCTCTTCCGTGGTTGCGTACGGCCCGTACTTCCAAGGGACCTTCACGCTGACCATTTCATCCGCACCGATTGCAGACGGAACTACCGTATCAGTAGAGGTTACATCGCGAGCGGCAATGCTGCCACCGATCTGGTAAAAGGCTTTCTTCTGGAAGTCCCCCGGGATTACAGTATTGACAAGCCGCAGGGCATTCTGGCTGTTTCCATTGAAAACCTCGATCCTGTCCTGAATACGCTCCAGATAAGCGGTCTGGGCAAGATCATTGTAGATCTTCATTTCTGTTACAGTTGTAGCTGCCATTTCTTCATTCCTTCTCCTTAAAAATTAAAAGGGCCAACAGTCCAAGTGAGTGATTAGCTCGATGAACCGTTGGCCCAAGTTTAATGCCCCGTTGGGGTTTTCAACTTATCAAAATTTTCAGTGCCCTGAATGAGTCGTAGACTCGATCTTAACGCCCCGTCAGGGCATTAAAATCACATATTTAAGATTCATTTTATCATTAACAAATAATTCAACATTATTCAACAATTATTTTTCAATATTTGTAAATTTTTATGCCGGGAGCTTCAGGTAAGCCTCTCGACCATGTTCCCGAATAAAAGCTGTTTTTTGTTCAACATTCATTTCTGACCGTTTACCTGTAGTTGGAGCTCCACTGTCTCCGCGTTGGTGGCCTGTCCCTGAGCCCTTAGAACCTTGAATGATCGGAGCAAAGGAGGGGTTGTTCTTGATCTCTTTCTTCAAGTCCTCAAGAGTCATCGCGGTTGGTTTCCCTTTGTCATCAAGAATACGGATACGAGGCTCGCCGTCGTCTGCTTCCACTTTCATGCGTCTTTCAATGTGCGGATACAGTACTGCGCTGCTTCCTTGAATTGCAAGCTCTGAAGCCAACCGTGTAGCTTCTGCCTGGACGGTCAGTTTGTAGACCATGGATTCATAAGTGGAAATTTTCTGTTGGCTTTCTTGTTCCAGGGCCGTAACTTTATCCTGCCAGGATTTCTCAAGGGCTTCCACGTCTCCTGCTTTCTTAGCTGCCTCAAGCGCTGCTTTCTCTGCTTCCTTCTTTGCTTTCGCACGAGCAGCCAAAATTTCCTGGTTCTTGGCTTCAAGAGCAGCGACAGATTCTCGCAGTTTTTCAAGCTCAGAATTGTCTGCATTAGGGATACCATCAACGGACAGCCGAAACTTCCCGTCGTTTCCTTTTTCATACAGTGATTGTACTGATTCTTCGATACCATCCAGTGTGTCTACTTCAAATTTTAGTGCCATTGTTACTCATCCTTTTCAAAAACTATTTTATTATTCTGATCTCCTCTTACTGTTAAGTGAAGATCCTCTCCATAAGCAATCTCATCCGGTATTTGGTTTGGGTAAGCGTCACAGACAGGCCTTTCTGAAATTTCAGTACCATCTGGCTGTGAAATACCTATATAATGAATACATCCCCTCTCCCAACATCTCGGTGGTGCTATCATGTTCTACCTCCTTTCGGTTCACCTATTATAGAAATCATAAAATCCTCTAAAGCTTTTGGCAATCGATATTTAGTACCATATTCCCCTTTCCAATCATACTTTGGGGAGGTTATAGCAGAAAAGGTTTCTGCAAATCCCTCTCTATTATTTGTAACACTATATTGACTTACATCGCTATAAAAGTCAACAATTTCTTGACCTTTATATTTTCCATAATATCCTTTCTCAAAAAATTGATCCCATCGTTTTTTGTCCGAAGGTTTAATTCCGCTTACGTGTAAGTGATGCCCATATTCATGACGAAAAGTGGAAGCAAAATCAAGAGATACATTAGAATCCCCGAGTTTTAAATTTGGAGTTGTTCTAAACAAAGAATTTTGTCCTAGTCGTATATGTTTACTAGTATTCCAATAGTTAGCTAATACTCCCTTTGATCTAGCTCCTTTCGGTGTTAATGTTTTATCAATAAATAAACCCTGGAGTCGAGAACGTTTTAAATTACTCTTCATTGTTTCAGCTAATTTAGGAAATTTAGCATAAATATCCTCTGCTAGAGTTTTACCTATTATATTAAGATTTTTTACCTGATCTGTGACTTTTTCATCGTAAGAAATAACTTCCTTGATATTAAATTTTTCTTTTAATACTCTTTTTGTTTTCTCTATGTTATCAATTTTTTCCCAAAAGGTTGCTACAGTACCAAAAGGACCTGAAATTTCGGGCTCTGGCTCAACCACAGGGACAGACTTACCAGCTGGAGCTGTATACCTCAAATCAATAGGCTTAGGAGCAGTACCAGCTTTATCCCAATCAATTCCAGCTTTTTCAAAAGCAATAGGCTCAATAGCTTTCATTTCAGCAAGGGTCATCGGTTGGAAGTTCTTACTAAGTTGAAGCTCTGCAAACCGTTTTGAAGTCAATCCACCATCGCGCAGCAGTTTCCCACGTGTGGGTCCAAGTATTGAATCTTGAACAT